GTGGAAATCCGTGAAGGGTACCCGGCACATCGCGGTGGATCGGGAAGCCTTGGAGAAACTCGGAGAGAGCTACATCCATGCAACGCCTCTTATCAATATCATACTCACAATTCGTGATCTCACTAAACAACTCGAAGTGTTTGAGTGTGACCTTGACTCCGACGGACGGTTCCGTGCCGGTTACAATATCGTGGGAACGGAAACAGGACGGCCTTCCAGCAGTGCTAACGCCTTCGGTACTGGACGAAATGCACAGAATATTGACCCAAGCCTCCGCCATGTATTCCAAGCTGACCCTGGATTCCGACTCGGCTACGTAGACCTCGAACAAGTCGAAGCGAGGGACGTCGGGTTCATTTGCGGGGTTCTCTTCGATGATTGGTCTCTTTTAGATGCGGCAGAAGGGGGTGATTTCCACACCGCGAACGCCAAGAAAGTCTGGCCGGAACTTGGCTGGACGGGGGACCCTCGGAAGGACCGCGAAATCGCCGACACAAACTTCTACCGCAACTTCAGCCACCGCGACTTCGCCAAACGCGGCGGCCACGGCTCGAACTATATGGGCACCGCATGGACCCTAGCGCGGATCTTGAAAATCCCCCTCGGGGTGGTGGAGGAATTCCAAGCCCGGTATTGCCGCGGGGGCCTCATCAAAGGAGCTTCCGTCATCCCAGCCTTCGGCTGCATCCCGCGCTGGTGGGCTTGGACGATCACGGAGCTTCAAACCAAGGGGACCCTTCAGACGCTCTTTGGATTTCGGAGGACCTTCCTCGGCCGCCCCAACGATCCCGCGACGCATCGCGAAGCGATCGCATTCCAGCCCCAAGGTACCACCGCGCAACGGATGAACCTTGGGATGTGGCGGACCTGGCGGCACGAACCTCGCGTCGGCCTCCTCGCGCAGGGCTTCGACTCCATCGTATTCCAGTACCGCGACGAGGGGGCGAAGGTGGAGGACGAAATTCTCTCGCATGTGCTCGACCTCATCAAAGTTGAGATTGTCGCACCGAACGGGCGGAAGTACTCCGTGCCAGGGGACGCCAAAGTTGGGTGGAACTGGGGCAACGAGAGTCCTTCCAATCCAGATGGCCTCCGCAAGTGGAAACCGGGGCGAAGGGATGACCGCATCCGACAGCGCTTCCCGGGAATGGGGCTCCTCGGAGCAAGCGCCTCAGATGATTCGATGTTGAGGTTTCGGTAGGAGGAAATTAAGATGGCAATTCAAGAAATTCCAAAAGCATTTCTTTACATTTGCGATGGCTGTGGGGCAGAGCACCTCCAAAAGAATGCAAGTGGACACTACACGAACTCTACTCCGGCGCATTGGGCAACTCTGATTCTACGCCAGGATGCTTACGACTTTCAAGGTTGTGCAGTTGCGGATGGAACCATTACCCGACTACTTTGCGAAGAATGCACTAGCAAAGCTACAAAAGCGATTAATTCTGCTCTGGTAAAGTAGGGGCGCGATAGTGTGTCAGATGACCTTATCACAGATTGGTTCTCCTACACCAGCGCGACGCAGGACGACCGGAGCCCCGAGATCTACCGGAAATGGAGTGGTATCGCCCTTGTCGCAGGCGCGATGGAGCGCAAGGTATGGGTCAAAACTGGAATGAACCGGACGTACTGCAACCTCTACACTCTTCTGGTCGGGCCGTCCGGCACCGGCAAATTCATCGTCGAAACGGTGAGGGAGTTCTGGAACGCCGTGAAGGACCCCTTTACGAGCGCGAAAGCATTCCACGTCGCGTCGGACTCCCTCACGAAGGCTTCCCTCATCGACGCCCTCGGACGCGCGAAGCAAGTGAAACTAAACGAGTGTGGGCAAACCGAGGAATACCACTCCATGCTCGTCGCAGCGGAAGAATTTAAGGTCCTCCTCCCCGCTTACGACATGGAATACATCGGGACGCTAGAGCGCGTCTGGAACTCCCCCCTCAAACACACCGAGGAGCGCAGGTTCAACGTGAAGCTCGTCGAGATCACGCGGCCCCAACTTAACATCCTTGCGGGGGTGCAGCCGTCGTACTTCGCCACGGTCTTCCCTGAGGAGGTGTGGTCGACCGGCTTGGCTCGTCGCATCGTGATGGTCTACTCCGCCGAACGCCGCATCCGAGACCCCTTCACCGAGTATCCCGACCCTATCGAAATCCGCAAGTGCATCCTCGCGAAGCTGAGCGCCATTTCGGTGATGTGGGGCGAACTCAAATGGGCTCCCGACGCGAAGTCGTACTTCCAGGCGTGGGTCCTCGCAGGGGAACCTCCGGTGCCGACGCACTCGAGGATGATTCCGTACAACACCGAACGAGTCAGGTTTGTACAGAAGCTCGCGGGGATCTCGGCGGTGTCGCGCAAGATTGACTTGAGCGGAATCGACCGCATCGACATCGAACGGGCCCTTGAATGGCTCTTCGAAATCGAAACCAAGATGCCCTACGTCTTCAGGGCCATGCAAGGGAAGAACGATTGGGCAGTGGTTGAAGAACTTTACCACTGGATCGTCGCGCTGCACAGGAAAACCGGAAAACCCATCCCAGGCGGACGCATCATCGAGTTCATCGGGGAGAGGACCCTCTCGGAGAAGGTCGAGAGGACCCTCGCCCTCGCCGTCCGCACGAGGGCGATTGAATGTGTTGACCAAGGAGCAGATTTATGGAAGCCTCTTGCAAAACAATTCCGGACGGCGGAATGATTCTCCCGCTTCCGCAATCTCGTCTCCGAGTGGTGATGCTGCAAGGGCCTGATAGGCGCCTCATTGTGAAGTCTCTCGAAGAGCCCGAAGTTCTCTTTGTGGCGGCGAACTGCCAACGCTTCGCCCGCAACGGGGTCGTCGTGGAGCCGGGGCTTCCAGTAGGGAGGGTGATGATGCTCCTGGGAGCTTCGCAGGGCCGAGTGGGGCTTCGCCAAATCATCGAGTGCCTCTGGGGCGACCGAGCGGACGGAGGCCCCGACAGCGGGGAATGCCAAGCGAGGCAGATTGCCGCCAAGGCAAACACCTTCGCCGCAGCGTTGGGACTCGTGGTGACGAGTCAGTACGTGAGAGGGTGGGAGCTTCGGGCCCTTCGGGCCGAGGCGCGAGAGGAGGAAGTTAATGTCTGAACGTATCATCTACACTTGTGATTCTTGTGGGACGGAAAGTACCTCTCGCGAGGGTTTCGAAGAGTTAACCCTAACTCGTCGCCTGAATATGAAAGATCCAGATCATTTATGGTACAGTGCAGTGCCGAATGGCGGAGTGATAATTGCTCGTGGGATTTTCTGTGAGAGATGTTGCAAGGAGCACTTTGACCTCGCACTTCTACCGCCGCCTCCCAAAAAGATTCCTCCAGAGGAGGAGTTTCTGGTGAGAGTGGTTTCTAGTCTGATGAAGTTTGTTAAATAGAGCCGAGGTTGAATTGGAACGTCCTGTTGCCCCGACCATGGGGTGCCTATAACACCCCGTCTGGGGCAAAGTACCCCCTCAAAGGAACCCCCGTGATGTCCGAAGAAACCCGTCGCGCTCGGCAAGCCCTGATTGATTCCATCGAACAAGAAACTGAATTGCTTCGGGGCGAAATCTCTACCCTCGAAGACCGTATCGAGGAGATGCAACGTAGGGTTCCCCGGGAGCTTCCCGAAGACCGCGAGTGGCGCCTCGCTCAGCTCGATCCAGTGCAGCGAAAGCTGATCGAAATAGCTGAGAAACTATTTCATGATAGTGTGATACGACAGTTCGAAGAGAAGTTAAATTTCCTAGAGGACGTCACGTTTATCGATGGAACCCAATGGAAAGTAAACCCGAAGCTGAAAATCAACTATCCGAATAATTTTACCATCACTACGCCAAAGCGAGAACTTCCATGACCGCCTCGTCCCCTCCCCCTCCGAACATCAACTCCCTCGCGTACTCCACTCCTGCGTTCTACGTCAACCAAACCTCCATTACCTACATCAACGGGGTCTTTCGGGTGACGTTCTTCGAGCAACATCTCAGCGAAGCGAAGCCGGGGGAGGGGTCTCCCGAGGTGAACTCGATTCTGGCTCCCCGAGTGAGTGTGGTCCTAACGCCGCAATCTGCGTCGGACCTCCTGAAGACCTTCGGAGACCTCTTTGCTCGGGGGGCTACGCCCGAAGTGGAAGGAACGATGCAATGACAACGCGAAGTGGAGCGAAGCCATGAAGTCCCGCCCCCTCGATCCCTCCATTGTCATCACTACCCTCTATGCCCTCGCGATCTTCGCCGCGGTGGCATTCATCATCTTCGGGACGAAGTAGTCCTTAGGAGAACGTCACAATGTCCCCTTGGCAAGAGTTTCTGTGTAATGTGGGTGGCTATGTTACGATAGGAGTTGCTACCGTTGCTACTATAGCCGTGGTAGCTTCCCTTATTGTGCCGTGGTTTACACGACTACAACTAATGGCGCTTGAAGAAAGCGTTGGCAAACTCTGGGATGAAATTTACGATCTCAAACATCCGAAGGATTCCCCAAAGTGCCCCTAGCCATCCTCGCGAACCTCGCCGGAGTGGCATACTTCACTTTCGGAACGAAGTAGGAGGATGCAATTCAAAGCTATTGAAGGATGGAACAACGCTCCAAAAAATTACTTTGTAAATATGATAGATGCATGGACTGGCAAACCCAAGGAATCCATCTAATGCCTCTTCTAATTCTAATAGTCCTCTTCGCAGAAGCTCTTAGCGTGCTTTACTTAGTCGGTCTAAAATTGAAACGCTGGCGTGGCCGCCGGAGTTATCAACGGCGAAGATGACGTTGGAGTCGTCAAAGGTGTTCCCTGTTCTGCTAACATTGCCCCACGCAACAACGCAGTTTGTGGGGTTGTCGGAAACGACTCCGTCGGAGCACTCCGAACCCGCCAATTGTAGAGTGGTGACCTCTGTCGTACTAGTTCATCTGCTGCAATGAGCCTTCGAGCTGTTAGGGTATTGTCTAACTCCCTTGCAGCAACGCCAACGAGTGGAACTGCCGACCCAGCGATCGCACCAAGAGTTCCACCAGCTTCGCCTCCAGCAGCGGCACCACCTAACGCGGCCAGTGGCCCATGTAGCCCACCACTGAGCAACCCTCCTACTTTTCGTGCGATATTGCTTGTTGCAGTTCCCTCCGTAACTGCTTGCAATGCGTCTAGTTCCTCAGAATTAAACCCCGCTGAAGCTTTGTTGTTAAGCAGCAACGAAGCAACACGAGACCTGATAGCATTGCCACTTCGTGCTCCTGAGTCAGTTGCAGCGGATCGAAGATCAACTGTTCTATCAATGCCGTTGATTGTATCGGAGCGAAATCCTGCGGCGGCATTTGCCCGAGCGTCCGCGACGACTTTCGCGGCGACGTCAGCGGGTCCAGCCACAACAGCTCCCTCAGAAGGATTCGTAACAAAGTCATCAATGGCATTCTTTGCTGCAATAGCGGCCTTCTGCTCTGTAGGGTTTGTAAACGTCCCTGCGGCATGGCCGAACGCGCGCCTTGCAGCATCAAGATTTCCGAATGGAACCGAACTGGCGCCTTTTGGCACATCCTGGAGCTTGTTGAGTATTGCGTGGGTCTGGGGGGCAAGTTCAGCAAGAATTCCTTTGTCATTTAGGTCTCCTTGGACCTTTGTAGCCATTGCAGCAACCGCGGGTGAAGCATACTCTACTCCCAGTTCTCGTGCTGCGTTGTAGCCAGCGTCAGCAGCAGCATGAAGGGCTTCGGCTGTAGGAGCAGCTACGTTTGCCACTCGAGCACCTAACAGGGCACTTATCCCTTCGCCTGATGCTGGGCTCATTGGACTTGCGATTGTTGCTAACTGTAATGCACGTTCGATTCCTTCTTGGCTCTCTGGATCTACCTTTCCAGTGACAACATCTCTAGGCAATGTTACTCCGCTCCACGCACCTTGGAGTGCACGTTTCGCCATTCCAACAACTCCGGCATTGGAATCGAAACCAACGGACTTATCGGAATACTTGGTAAATGGTAGAATTGCGCCAGAGAAAACTGGTGTAGGGGCAGAAGGGAGTACTCCGCTACCTCGAAAGTCCGTCTCGGCTTGTTCGGGTGTCATTCCAGGTGGCACTACAACAAAATGCCCACCACCAAGATCAAGATACTGGGGCGTATCGGGCATTTCGTGTTACTCCCATTTTCCCGTTTCGGCATTCTTACGCCAAACTTTTGCCCCTTCCGGAAGTTTTACGGCCCCAGCTTCGTCTTTTGCAGTTCCAGTTATATTTGTGTTGACGTAACCTTTCTTCTGTGCAATATCTTGCCAGATAGTTGGCCAACGAGCCACGTCACCACCTTTGGCCAGATGTTCATCCATGCCAGTCTGTTCTTCGTGTGACTGCTTATAGAGACTTGTCCAGAAGTTAAAAATCTTCTCGATTGCGCGAGGGTCCGTATTGAGATTAGGATTATTTTGTGTGAATGAAGTATATTCTACCTGTGCCAATCTGCTCATGTTTGGAAGCTGTTGAGTAATTTGGCCCATAGTAGTATTAACCATCAACTTTTGCATCTCTTGACTTGCCGCAAGATTGCCATTAGCAACTTTATCTACCAAGTCCTGTGGCAATCCCAAAGCCTGCCCAACTTGACCCAATTTGGAATAAAATTCTGCGCCGCCGCCAGTCTTCATGGATTTCATGGCATCCCAAGCGGGCTCGATAGTCTTCAAAATCTGTGCGCCCATGGTAGTTGTAGTGTCGAGACGTTGGCGATAATCTGCCGTATCGGTGCCGCGGGCTTCGAGGTACTTCGACTGGGTGGCCGAAGGACCAACGAGGGGGGAGCCTGGTGGCGGAACATTAGAGGCGCCTTGGACGAGAGGGCTCGAAGCATCCCCAGGAGGCCTTCCTTGTGTCATCGGAGTGAACGAAGTCCCCGAAAACACTCCCTTCTGCGTCGCACCACTCCGGGTCGGAGCTTCGCCCACCACAGGAGCTACGCCGCCCTGGATGGCATAAGCCTTGTCGAGTGGCATCCCGAAAGCCACTCCAAGGTTTCGGAGCCTCGTGTTGAACTGGTCCTGATTCTGTGGGGTCCACTCAGCGCCATTCTGCGGCATTCCCGCCGTGAGCGAGGTGATGAGGCCCTCCACGGCGTCCTTGGTTTGGCCTTGGATTTCTGGTGGCACCCCTGCCATCATGCCCTTGTACGTTCCGGCCCATTGGGAGCGATCCCCGCCCGTCGCGGCGAAGGATTGAATCATGTTGCTGACGCTGTCGTGCCACATAGCGAGCTTCTGGACTTCCATCCCGACCCGAGCCTGCCCGGCTTGGCGAAACATCCCGATCTCGGGAGCCACGAACGGCGCGTAAGGGGACTTCGAGATCTTGTCGAGAATTTGGTCGTCATTGAGGCCCTGAGCGCTTAGCACCGCCGCGTCGTCGCCCATTTGATGCCGGGCGGACATCTGCTGCAAGAACAGCGTGTTCGCGTTCTGGCGATTCCGCATCTCCGCGAGGTCCGACATGAGCCCAATGGCGTTGCCACTAAGCAACGAAGTGGGGCCCAGGTTTGTATCGACAGTGGTGTTCATGCCATCGGGCATCGGGGCAGGACCTTCTTACTGGAGGAGTGACGGAGCAGGTGAAGTGGGTGCCGGGGGCGAAGCTCCTCCCAACATCGGAGACGTCGCCTCCGAAGGGGCCGAAGGGGCCGAAGGCCCCCGCCCCCCCTGCGCTTTCGAATGCACCTCAACGAGCTTATGCACCGCGGCGACGCCGAGTTGGTGCTGCGCTAGCGCCATCGCCGGGCGAAGCTTCGCCTCCATTGGGGCGACGATGTCCTTTTCCGCGGTGGTAAGCCATCCTGCGAGGGGGGCTCCGCTCGGTGGCATCGGACCAACTCCGGCTTCGGTGTTCCCTGCGATCATCGCCGCTAGGGCTTTCGGGTCGAGGCCGTGGGACACGAGGGTGGCCATCTCATCGAGCACATCATCCGACGTAACCGCGTCGCCCTTTGCGACGAGCGCGTCCAGGCCCTTTCGGATCTGCCCGAACTGCTTCGTGGCTTTCGCGACTGCGGCGAATCTCGCTTTCGCCTGGGAGAGCATTTGATCCGGCACTGACGGGGCAGGAGGAGGGGCTGCCAACGCGTCCGCCGGAGCACTCGCTTCGCCTGTGGGGGGAGTTCCCATTCCACCGAGGAGAGAAGAGTTTTGTGCCATCGAATGTAGTCCTCATTAGGGCGAATACGCCGTATAGTTCGAGACGCCCGAAGTGGTCCCCGAAGTGCTCGTACTTCCCTGAAGGAGCGCCGAAAGGAGCGCGGAGTTCGAAAGCGAATTTGCCGCTCCGGTCGTCCCCGCCGCAGTCGCCGCCGCGCCCGAAGTCGTCGCGGAGCCATACTGCGAAGCCGCAGTCGCGTTCGTGCCCGCAGTCGTCGTCGCTGCGCTCTGCCCAACCCCCGCGATCGCAGCCCCGGCTTGTTCGCCCGGCGAAACGAGCCCGGCGAGTTGGTTGTAGTTTTGTTGGTTCTGCGTAAGGTAGTTTTGATACTGCTGTTGGTATGTCGTCGAGGCGAGGCCTTCGGCGTAGTTCGCGAGAGCCTTCCCCATAGGGCCCGACGCTCCAATGCCGGAGCCCTGCGAAGATCCAGCTCCCGAAACCGCGGTGCCTTGGCCCTGCGCGGATGATCCCGCCTGCGTCGCCAGAAGCCCCTGCTGGAGCGAAAACTGATACCCTGGGGTGTTCACGAGGTCCGATCCGGTGAAGTTTGCCGTCCCCGCAGTAGAGTTGAGCTTTGTGAGTGCCGAAGTCCCCGCATCGACATACGGCGTCAGAAGGGCCTTGTTCGACTCATACGTCGCCTTGGTGAGCGCGTTGGAACTGTTTGCTTCCTGGAGCGATACATCCGCGGCTTTCGAAGCCGCCGCGGACTGCTCAGCGCCGGAGTAAACCGACGCGGCGGCTCCAACAACTCCCGCTCCGACAACTGCTGCTGCTATTCCCATCAGGGTGTTCCTTCGTCAAAATTTAGCCGCCACAACGAGCCCGACGGGGCAGCGCCGAGGCGACGGAACATTGAGGACATTTTGGGCCCATTTCCCCGGGGGCCTGCCCGAAACCACACCTCGGAGACCCCCTTAGAGCGAAGCCTTCGGAGAGTTTCCCGCTGGAGTCGCATCCCAAGCCCGGGCATGTCCGGCGACGCGAAGAACGTAGTCTCGACCGCCGCAAGGCGGTTCTGCGCTTCGCGCGACACGGTGAGTTCCGTCATCAGGTATCCAAAAGATCTTCCGTTCGATCGAGCCATTACGATTTGGAGTTCTCCTGCGTCGGACTTCGCTTGGAGATAAGGGATGTTTTTCTCTCGGAACGACTCCGAAGTTTCCCCAACTGCAAAAGAGTGCTCGGCGAAGAGGTCTACCCCGTCTCGAAGGAACACCCCGAAGGGTTCCTCCTGAAATTCAACTCCATCGAGGCTTCGGACTTCGTGTAGGGTCATGTCGTGCAGAATTGCTCCCTTCGCCAACGTAGCCATCCTCCGAAGTTGTGGCGCAAAAGCCTCGACGTAGCGTTCGAACGTCGTGAAGGGCTCTTGGAGGTTCACCGGGGCCAGGACCCTCCACCACGCTTCATCGAACGGGACGAGGAGGGCGAACTCAAACACCCTTTTTGCTCCCTCAAGAGTCCCCAAGTCCTCGAAGGAGACGCTCAGCACACCGGGCACTCTCCGCTCCACTTGCGTCAGCTTCGCGTCGAGCTTCGTCATCGCGGAGTCCAAGTTCAGCGGTGGGGACTTCATGACCCTCCGGAGGCTCCGCGTCACTTCGGCGGGTGAACGCCTCACCACCACAACTCGAACACCCTGAGGGAGTGTCCCAAAAAGCCGCCAGAACGGAGCGACCGCAGTCTCGGCAGATCCAACAAACGACATGCTCCCCCATGACTTCAAGTCCTCCATGCTTCGGAAGTGTCGGAACTCCTCGTGGGTGCATTTCCACGGCCCCCACGACAAAAATTCCGAGAGCCACCTCGTCCGGCTCCTCGGAAGAGCGAGAATGAGGAAGGGTGGCGGGCTCTGCCACTTTGGCTCAAGTGAGAGTGACATACCCAATCGCCACTCCGGTATTCACCGAGTAAAACGTGACTTCTTTCGCCCCGGTTTGGAGCCCATATACCATCGTCTGGGGCGTCGAGTACTGCCCTCCGAGCTTCCGCCAGAGTTGCTGAAAGAAATAAAACCACGGTTGCTCGAACGTGAAGTCCGTGTCGGGGTTGTTTTGGTCCCGAATGACACCCTGATTGAGTGGAAGCCCGGCTTGCTGGGCAGGAGGGTTCGTAGAGGGCATTCTCGAAGTTCCTTACACTTTGGCTTTGGTTGCGTCGAGGAATGCTCCGTTGAGCGCAGCGGGGCCAGCGAAACTCCAACTGAGTTCGAAGACCGGCCACCGGGCAAGCCCGAGATTTCGCCATTGGGGGAGGATACGATACGACGCCTCGACTACGTCCCCCTCGTTGGAGAGTTGGCCCGTCGTCTGGAGGATGTTTTGGCCCCACGTGCGGCCCCTATCGGAGCTCATTCTCAGGGCGAGTTGGGGGGGTTCATTGTTAGGTCCGATCGCCCCGTCGCCGCACTGGAAGTCTGCGTAGAAGCCGTTGAGGACAATCCCCTTCCCATCGGAGAGTTCGGCCCCTTGGCCTCCCCCAACCACCTCGACCTTCGGGAACGTCCGAATGCGCGGGATCGCCCGGGCGAGCGGGCCTGCTCCATCCCCGACGTCTACGTCCGCTGCGAAATAGTCCGGGGTGACTTCGTATAGGGTCCCATTCTCCCAGTCCTGCCCCATGTTGAGCCCGTTTACCCACGCCATCGCGCCGACCCGAGACCTCCCGAGGGTCCCGTCGGGAAACTGAAATGCCTCCTGGTGCCATCCGAACTTCGGGTCGCCCAGAGTCACATCGAACACCCAAGTTTGATTCCCCGCCGGAAAAGAGAGCCCGTAGAACATATGCCCATCGCGCATGAACACAAACCCGATGGCATCGGAGATTTGGTTCATCTGCCCAAGGGCATAGGAGAGGGCGTAGTTGGATACCACAGAGGTTTGATACCCCGACTGCCGCAGCACGACCCCCGAGCCCATTTCGTTCTGCCCGAGCCAGAACACTCCTTTGTCAATGAACGCAACCGAGTACGGCGCGATACACCCAAACTCGATGTACGCCCCGGGAAGAATAGCAAACGGAAACAACGCATTCCCGGCGTTGTAGTGGATTTCCCCTCGGGTGTTCCCCAGGAGGATAATTTCTCGTTGGTTCACCACGAAGGTGTTGATGAAGTCAGGGTAGCCATCCTTCACTCCGACGAGGGTGGAATCAAATCCGATGGCCCCCTGCGTCGTGCAGGCGTATTCGTTCGTAAGAGGGTAATTCCACAGGAGATATCCATCGAGGAAATCGACCTTGGTCGCCCCAAAGAAAGTTCCCGTGGAGTCCACAATCTGGGCGAACCCGAGGTTCGTCTGGATGTTCCAGGTATACCCCGTGGTGGAGTTGTCCACCAGGATTGCCTCAAGGCCATTATCCCGCATGGAGCACATATAGGACGAATTTTCGCTCAACGCCCCAAGGAGCGTCAGGCGGTTGTTGAGTCCAATGGCGTAAACGTTCGTCCCGACGACACAGTAGCCGTTGCCGTTCGAGGCCCGGAAGACCCCCCTTCCAGCGCCCTTCGCAGGTGGCACAATGAGGCCCTTTAAACCCGCCGTGGGGTAGTGCGTCATCTTCGACGCACCACTCCGGTTGGGCTCGGGGAACAAATTCACGCAGCGCTCGGCGGACCCGAGCACACTCCGAGTAGAGTACGATCCGCCGAGGAGTTCAAGGAGCATGACGCGAAGCCTCCCTTCAGGAAGCCCTCACGAAGCCACTTCCTGTTGCTTCCACACTCCAATCGTCGTGCACATGAACGAAAGCGTATAACCCGAAGCGAGCGTGATCGCGGTTGCGTTCGCAGTCTTCGCGACGGTTGCGTTCGCTACAATCTGATCGAGCGCGGAGGCGTTGTTGAGGTTTGGCGCTGCATTCGCGTAGATCTTCGCGGTGTTTGCCCCAGCGTTGTTCACCAGGACTCGTGCCCCTGGAATCGCGAACGGAAGTTGTACCGAGTCGTTCGTCGTGGCGACGGAGGTGATTTCGCTGACATTGTATCCCAGCACGGGCGACCCAGCCTGCGCCCCTCCGGGAAGCGCCGTCACCGAATTGAGTGAGCCGCAAGTGAAGTTCGCCAGGTTCGTCAGAGCCCTCCGCGAAATGAGAGCCTCACCGAATTTGCCATAAAAGTCCGTCAAGAAATTCATCAACGAGATACCCATTGTGGTACTCCTTCAGTGGGGCGAGGGGTTTCTTTGTACCTCACTCCGAAGTTAAGTCGGACCACTCTGATCCGAGAAGATGTTATACATCCCCGGGCGCGGATAAAGCCCCGGCGGGATTCCGAGGAGCGGAATTTGGGTGTTGCTCCTCCGAATAGTCTCAAGCGCATCTTTCGCTTGTCCCGCGAGGATGTCTCCCGGCATCATCGGAATGCCGTACTTGGGGCGAAGCTCCATCGCAATGTTCTTCACGAGGGCTCGGTAGTACTCAAAGGGGATGTTGAGCTTCACCGCGAGGGGATTCGCCGCAAGGGAGAACGCTTGGGGGAGTTGCTCCCGCACGGTGATGCCGACGGCGTAAATCCCCGCCTGTGGCCATGGCCACACGAAGAGGCCCCCGTAAGGCCACGCGGCGTCGTAGTACGCGACGAGGGAGAAATTCGTGAGCCCTTTCATCCGGATGGTGTTATAGTCCTCCAGCGACGGGAGGAGCCGGAGGGGGTAATCCACCGGGCCATTCGGAGTGAGGATGAGTTGCCGGAAGAACGCACTCTCAATTCGATTGGGCCGCGTGGCGAACCCGACGTCGCCGACGTTGATCTGGGGCGGAGTGACTTCGGCACCGAGGGGACCTACCGTGTAGGGCACGGGGTTTCCACTTCCGTCAATGCTCTGTCCCGTCGCCTGGACCGTCATGGTCTTGAGGTGGAAAATGAGCCACCTCTTGCGTTCCCACCCCTGAAGGAGCCACATTCCCCTCGCACTCGCGTCGAGGAGGTCCTCCGAGAGTGGAATCATCCCGATCCCGAGCGCCCCAGAGTCCCGCAGGGCGGCAGTGAGAAGGTCCCCCCACGTCGTCGCTACGGGGTTCTGGGTGCTCATCGTGAAGGTCCTTCGAGGGAAATCAGACTAGTCCGGCCGCTTTGACGCTCGAGCCCTTCGATGGCGCCACGAAGGGATCCCCCTCCACCCGAAGCGCCGCCTCGCCCCTTCGGGCCTCCTCAAGCATCTCAGTGAGGCGTTTGTTTTGCTCCTCAAGGTCCGCAATGAGGGACCCGGCAGAGATCGGCGGCACTGGGAGGGGCTTGAGCCCCTGCTCCTTCCGCCAAGTCTCGTTGGCGACCTTGATCGCCATAGCGGGGTGCTTATGCCACCCTTCGGCGAGGGCCTCAGAGAGTTCCTCCTCGGACGCCACTTCCCTCGACACAATTTCCCACTGCTCCCCAAACACCTCGACGGTGCCATACGAAGTCCGCTCGCGGGTGCCGTGGACGCTGATGCGCTCCTCACCCCTCGGATGATACAACATCATCGGAAACTTCACCGGCCCTTTGTAGAGACTCCGCCCCTGCGCGTCACGCGAGTTCGGATTCGCCGGATTGCTCAAGAAGGCCCCCGAAGCCTCCATGGCGTCGTACACTGTGAAGCGGTCGCCGTTTTTGAGGGTCATTTGGGGGCTCCTTCGGACGCCGGGGGCACGAAGCCCTCGTTCGAGTCATCCACGAAGGTGCTCGGGTCGAGCACGGGGGGAGCTTCATCAGACGAGGGCGGACTGACCTGCGTCGCAGTGGGGTCGATTTCGACCGTTCCGACCGCCCCGGAATTCATCGGAGATGGAGGTTCGTCGTGAGCATGCAGAGGCTTCGCCACAACACCCGCAGCGCTCCGGAGTTTCGCTGCGTCCTCTGCCAGGATGAGTTCGAAATTCACTCCCTGCTTTGCAAGGTGGCCGAGCCACTCCTCGAGAGGCCCCAGCGCCGCGAGGACTTGACCCTCTTTGTGCGAATGCGCCCCGAACTCTCGGGTGGCCCAATCACGGATCTCGGTGATTTTCATTTGCGGTGTTCCTTCTGCTTCGGGGGAGCTTTCGCTTCGCCCTTTTTGAGGTCGGCAGGCTTGACCATCTTCCGAATGAGGGCTTTGTCGGCCTTCTCATCGGGGTGGGAGGATTTCTTCATTTTGGGCTCCTTCGCTAGAGGGGAGGGAGGGCACGAAGTCCCTCCCTCTTGGGGTGCTTACACCACATCGGCCACGACACAAGCCCATTCCGGACGAATCCACAAATGCCCAAACAACACGTCCAACCTGGTCGGCATTTGATCCGTGTTGATGATGTACTGCGTGAGCATTCGCATCGAGATGCCATCGAACTCGGCGCGAGAGGCTTCGTGCACGCCACGGGGGATTTCGAGGTCCGCCACGGCGAGGGTGACGGCTTCCGGGGCAAACGCGAAGTTCTTCCGATACGACGTTGACGCAGTGAGCCCATTCGCCGGGTTGACTGCCGCGCCCGTAGTGGGGGACGCAGTGACCGTCTGGAACTGCACCTGCTGGCCACCCACCGGGGGAATAATTGCCGGGAACATCGGGATTGTGGTGGCATTCACCGCAACATTCGCCGTCGCGACAAACTGGCACAACTCACCAGTCGATTGCTTCGTAATTTTGTTGACCTTGTACACCCCCGCGATGGTGAAGATGTCGCCCACGTTGAGGGTCCCCGCGAGGGCATTTACGGTGAGGTTGAGGCCAGTCTGGTTCGCTCCGTTCACCGTCGCAGACCCCTGCGCGAGGGTCCCTGTAGTGTGGATGATAGCCGTCTGGTCCCTCATCCAGATGAACCCGAGGGCATCATACATCCGTCCGGTGATGTATTGGTTGGACAACTCGGTCTGGGGATTGAGGAGCCCGCTGAGCGAAGCGACCACCCTCGCCTCAGTGCGCGGGCCATTCACGATCTTCCAGTTCGCCGTCGGCGCCGAGTTCAACGAAAGCGAAGCACCCGCGTTGAGGTAAGTGCTCGCGTTGGGGGTGAGGATGTTATTGTTGGCGTCCTGATTCGCCACGAAGTTCGCGATGCCTCCCTCAGACCCCGACATGATGTCAACCGCGACGGAGCCGACGAGGTTATTCACCGCGGGAGCGAGCACTCGGCGGGAGTAGTCGTCGAGGGACATAGTACGATCGACGGTCGTGAAGGAGACCCCCACGTTCTTCTGAGTCGAAATGACGAGGGTGGTGGACTGCTCCACAGTGTCCTGGACCGAGAGGGCCGGACCCGTCGCCACGGTGTAGTCGTTGGGGAGCCGAATCCTCAGCGCCGTTCCGATCTTCGCTCCGCCGATGGCGAAGCTCTCGTCGTACTGCATATCCACGTTCTGGATGAACGCGTTGGAGTTCTTCCACAAGCGAACCGCTTCGCGAGTGATCATATTGATAGTGAGCAGGGAGTTGGCCACGGCCAAGATCCTTTCAAAGGTGGGCACAATTGCCCTGACGGGTGGCGAACCCGAATGCGGCCAACGCAGGGCTTCACGGAAGCCCAGAGTCCGGGAGGAAGTGGGCTCCTCCGGGCCCGCAGAGTCAGACGGGACTCAGAACCGAGCGAGACTGAAGCGAAGTTGCAATCTCGTATGGCAAACAAATCCGCAGCGACGTATCAATCTTCATGTTCGAACGAGCAAAAGCATCGTCGTACTGTGTGTCGATGTTTTCGAGAAACTTGTTGGAGTTCTTCCAGAGCCTTACCCCCTCTCGAGTAATTTTATTGATCGTCAAAAGGCTATTCCGTTTCGAAAGTTGTGCCAGAACCTCTTCGTCCGGCATCATACTAACTGGCATGAGCGAAGCTGCTCGTACAATCGCCGGAGTCGCAACGAGGGCAAGGAGTCCGCTAAGGAACCCTCGTCGAGACGGCATTACGAACTCACTTCGCCCCGTCACGGGATGATCCTCCGCCCCGCACGCTTATTCACCTCGGTGACGTGGGCGCTCCGGCGTTCCATCCAAACCCTCATGTCTGAAATCTGGTCGGAGCGTTCGGGGTCCTCCGCGGAGATCGCGACGTGGGTCCGGCCGACGCCCGAGATCGGGGTGATTGGCTTCGGAGCCCCCGAGACTTCCTCGACGCCCCGGGAAGTAAGTTTGCCCAACTCAACCCCCATCTTAGTGGGAGTGAGCCCCATGATTCTCGCCGCTTCGTTCGGGTCCTCTCCGAGCGCCGCAATGAGCTTCGGAGCCGCCCCCGTGTCGAGCATCGCCTGGAGCATACTGAGATACCGCTGGTTTGTGTCGGGATCGGTGTTGTCGTGGAGCGCGCGAAGCGCCCCCACCGAGGCGTCGAACTTCTCCGCGCCGAATTCCTTCTGGCCCTCCGAGATCGCCGCGTTGAGGGCTCCCGTGAAGGAGTTCCACGAGGCGATTTTGGTGGCTTCCTCTTGCGCCAGCTTCGCGGCCTTCTCCGCAATCTCAGCCTGCATCGCAGCGGCGTCACTCGACTGCCCAGACTTCAGTTTCGCAACTTCGCGCTCGAGTTCGGCTTTCTGCGCGGTGAGTTTGTCGATGCGTTCTTGCTTGCGCTCCGCGGCGTAATCGCGCTTCGGGGGAGGCGAAGCTTCGGCGGCAGCCTTCTCAGCAGCGGCCTTTTCCGACGCCACTTTCGCAGCAACTTCAGCTTCGCTTGGTTCGGGTTGCGACGTCGCCGTTGTGATAGGGCCGGGCTCAGTCGCCGGGGGCGTGCCTTCTGTGGAGGCGTTTGCCCCGCCTTGGGGGGCCTTTGTAAGGTCAGATTCTGCCGCTTGCGTCATTGTGTGTCCTTTCCCGAAGTCAAGCCCTGCGGCCGCCCGCGCCCACGCATAAGGGTGGCGTCTAGCAGCAACGCCTGATAGAGTGCGTCCTTCGTGGCGTCGTCAAGCGGGGCGCGCAGTCGCGCAGCCATCATGGCTCGGGCAGCCGGCACAAATCGGAATGTGAAAGCCTTCATGAACGCGAGTTCGAGGTGACGCCGACTAAAGCCGGAGTGACTCTGTTGCCACGCAGCCCAGATTTCGTTCTCCGCCATCAGGGCCTCATACGCACTGAGGCAGAGTTCCTGCGCCTGGCGAAACACCGCCTCGTGGGCATGGAGGGCCTTCCGGCCTGGGGTACCCTTCGAAATCAACCCTGCCATCATACCATTCCCTGATTTGTGTTGGTCCTCTTCGCAGGACCGTCCAGCACATACTTCCACGGATCATACTCCACGGGCGAGATGAGGTGCTGGGGGAACATCCCCCGCAGCATCGCAAGCTTCATCTCGCCTTGGAGGATCTCAGCGGGGGAGGACGTTGCAGGCGAAGCCTCGGGGCTCGACGTGGCAGAAGCCACACTCGACGGAGCATTCCCTCCACCCTGCTTCGCGGGGCCACCCCCGCTCACTCCATTCTCCACCCTCGCAATCGCCGCCGCAACTTTCTCCTGTACTATTGGATCATGTAGGTTTATTTGGTCCCCCGGTTGCACTCCAAGCGCTTTCGCAATCACGCTCCCATACGAAGCAGGGTCGTTTCCTTTCTCGCTTCCTGGGGCCCATGTCGACGCAATTCCGAGAGGGGTCGAAATTCCCTTCGACGCATATCCACTGAGATTCTGCTTCAGCGCAACAATCCCCGCTTCGGGCGACGAGAACTTCGCGAAGCGCCCATCCGACCCGACATATCCTGGCAACTTCGCAGTCCACGCATTCGCCTCGAGGTTTCCTGGGTTGTTATTTCGCACTCCGCGGGACTCAGAGTTCAACCTGGCCAAGATAGCAGGCGAAGCGGATGTCGAAGTCGCAGGGGCCTCAGCATTCGAGGCCCCCACAAGTGGACTCTGCGAAGCCGCAGCGCTGCTCGAAGGAGCCCCTACCAAAGCAGACTCCTGCGACCCTTCGGAGACCCTCGGAATCCACCCTTCGGGAAGAAGTCCCGAGGTGCCGTCTTGAGTAGTATCTTCGAGATTCGCCATCACACTACCTGCTCATAGTTCCGCTCAATCCACATCGGGCAATCATCAATCCAAACATCGACGTCTAGACCGATACTTTTACAATACTTGTCTTTTCCATTCATCATAGTATTTATAAAAGGAACATTGGGCTTTCGCCCCTCCGGCTTTCCGTATCGGAGAGTTACACAAACCACCTTGTGTCCTGCTTGTTCCATTAGCCCAATCACCCTATCCCACATATCAGGGTCTTCAGTATATGTTTTGTCATAATCAATCGCGATGAGCATTACACCGGACTCCGAAGGTTCTGCCCCGGCACAGCGTGAAGCTGCGCCAGCGGGGCCACCCGAAGGTACTTCCCCTTCCGCGTCGGATCAGTAAGATACCACTCTCCATCAGGGGCTTTTTTGGCCCCAGCGATCGGGGGAGCTTCCTCAGAAGGCTTCGTCCCCTGTGAAGCTTCGTCCTCCCCAATGTTCGCATGGACTTTGATCTCATCCATGATGCCACCAATGGAGGTTTTGAGCGAGTCCTGCACTGCCTGAGCGATGAGAGCTTGAAGCCCTTCGGGGTCCGTCGGGAGCATCTTGGCGAGGGCCGCGATGCGCTTGGTCTCGGCGTCGTAAACCTCGACCTCGCGGAGGTCACCCTTATTCGCCAGTTTGATCCGATCTCGCGCGTGAAGATCCATCTCTTTGACGAGGGCCTGCTGGAGGGTCATTAGTTGTTGCTGAAGTATCTGCTCTTGCTGCGTCGGACCTTGCCCGAGGGCTACCGGAGGTACCATCCGCCGGAGCCTTAGGCTCGCCTCCGCAGCACCCTCAAAGGGCATATTCTTCAGGAGGACGTCCCCCAGGATCGGAATGAGCCCCGGCGCTTGCGTCAGAAGAAGCGTCATATTCTCGACCGTCTCCTCCCGCCGGGTGTCGTGCGCCGGGCCCACACTCGACCCAACTTCGTACTTTCCCACGAGGGGGTTCACAACCCTCTTGATCACCTGGCCCTGGAAGTCTTGCTCTTGGGCGAACGCAGCGCGGAGGGAAGGGTCGATGACGAGGTCGTACTCAATTCCGTCCGACGCGACAATCCGCTTGATGCGGCGAGTGTCGTAGAGCCTCGGATAGAGGTCGAGTAGTTGCTTCCCCAACGCAATCAACATCGCCTCGTAGTTGTCTTGGAAGTGGAAGTTTGCCGTGGCGGACTGCGACCGCCTCGCGTTGATAGCTGCCCCCGTGCGCTCATTCCCGGGCTCCCCGAGTTGATTTTCGTACTGCCCCGACACCATCATGATCTGCTGGCGTGAGTTTTCCATCGCTTGTTGGAACCCGGCGGACGCGGCGGGAGGATCAATCCGCTGAGGGGCCGGAATCGGAACCTCAGGGTTTCCTTCGGGGTCGATGTGATTGTACGGCAGCACCGCAGGGTTGTCGATGTTTGACATTCGCCAAACCGCTTCGTGCTCCTCAATCGCCTTGGCGGGGGCTAACCAAGGGGCTTTCGTCTGAAGTGAGAGTCCCTCGATCTGCGCTGAAGAGAAGTAATTGAACATACGCTGTGCATCGAGCATGTAGCGGGTGTGCCCTTTCCGATCCAACCGGCCTTCGATAACGGTCTCTTCCCCCAAACACCGGAGGATGGGGATATACTTTCCAAGCCAAATCGTTTTCTCAATGACCTCAGAACCCACAATGAGATACCACTCCACTTCATCGGACGTGACTTCGCGAAGGCGTGTTGTTTCACGATCAAGAATTCCATCCCGAGCCTCCTTGGCACGAATAAGACGTTCGAAGCGGGCCCTCGGAAAGTTGAAGCGTTGGCCCTGGTAGAGGAAACTTACAAGTTCGCTCCTCTTCGGCACCTTGCGGAAGTACTCAACAACGCGAATGTGACTCTCGCCTCGCCGGTCCGCCCCTCCTGTTCCGAGCCCGAGGGGCTCCGTTCCCCTCACTCGCGCCACGAGGTCCGGATACGCCTCCGCGAAGTCTTGCCGAGGGACGTCATCGAACACGAACGCGAACTTGGCGTCGAGGGCATTTCCCCCAACGTGGATGTCGGGGTCGAGAAAGACCTGCATGGGGTCGTCGATCGGGTCGAGGTAGGCTTCCTGATTGAACGAGTCATCCGCCTCATACCGCGTCACAATGCGGCAGTATCCGACGCCCCCATCGACCGCCCATGACCGCGCCACTGGGAGCGCCAGATGCTGCGCGTCCGAGATTTGCTGCGTGTGCCGGAAGAGATCCTGGAAAACCCCCGCCGAATCGGCGGTGGCGCCGTTCCCCATTCCGATAAACTTCACCTCGGATTTGTTCTTCCTCATCTCATTCGAGATCATCTTGTTGTGCGCCCGAATTAGATTCATCGTAAGGCATGGCCTCGCGGTGTTCTCCCTCGCGTTCCGGATCTCGTTGGGCCATTGGAACCCGTTCTCGGAGTCTCCATAGGCGAACTTGATATCCCGCAGAAACCGCTGCCGCCACTCGCCTTCCCACTCGTTGCACCGATCAAAGCGCTTTCGAGCCTCCTGCACAACAGGGTCATCCGAAAGCACGCTCGGATCACTTGGGTCGTCCGCGTCAACGCTTCGGGCTTCGCCCTTCCGCCGTCTCGTCATCTCATCCACCCGAGACCCCCTTCAGTCCGGCCGAGGCCGCGTCCAACGCTACGGGCGATCCTATCCGCGAGAGAGTTCCCTGGAGGAGGCTTCGTCCCTGCTCGCTTCACTTTCGTGCTCACCGCGAAGTACTTAAAGGCATCCGCGCCGTCCGAATTCATGAGCACCGTAAGTTGCCCCCGAGTGTCAACTTTGAAGCAGTAGTGTCGAAGGACATCAAGCCCTTCCTCGCACCCACTTTCGTCGAAGTAGCAATTCGGAAACACCACCCTCGCCGCGTTGATACCATCGTTGTCGTTCGTCGCAGGAACAATCTGTACATTGAATCCGGAGTTCCGTACTTGCTCTTCGATGCTTTGTTTGTATCCGAGGCGCTTGTGCTTCGCATCGTGGGGGAGGAACATACTCCCGTAGAAGTACCCCCGCTGCTGGCAATACTTCAGATAGTGCGAAAGCTCTTCCCGATTCGCCTCGTAGTAGTGTAATATCCGCCACTGCATCGCGACCCGTTGGACAAACCAAAGCGCGGTGTTGTTGGTCTTCCCAAGGTCCCAGAACACATCCACCGGAACGTCAGGTTCGTAAGGAACATTGCAAATTCGACCTTCGAGTTGCGCTGCGCGAAGTTCTTTCGCATACACCGCTCCTTCGAGGTTTTGGATCGTCGCCCCTTCCCACACATGAAGGTACTTGTCGTAATCTTCCTCCTTGAGCTTCTCGAGTTCACGCTTCAGCACCTCGGGGAACCATGGATTGTCCCTCCACGACACCCTCACCGAGAGGATGTCAGTCGACTCCATCACAGGGCACGTAATAGAATCCAGCACAAATCCATCGCCGAAGAGCCTCTTGAGCGAAATTTCGCTCGCAAAGCGCCTTGATGGATCTTCCACCTTCACGAGACGTTTGTCCTGCACGAAGTGTTTGTATGTGTGATCGCTCTCGAGTTCAGGGTTAAAGCTCATCCAAATTTCGGAGTTGTCCGCGCGAATGGTCGGGATGAGAACCCCCCACGAATGCCCCGAGATATTCACGGCCTCCTCAGCCCAACAAATGTCCACGCCCTCATACGATCGGATGGAGGACACATTATTTTTGATCCCTTCGAACGAAAACGTCGTCCCATTCGCGCCATAAATCTTTGCCTTCTCGACTTTGTAGAACCCACTCAACCCCATCGCGAGGATTTGCTGCTCGAGAAGCTTATGAACACTGTCGTCGATAGACTTCTGAAGTTCGCGTACACAGAGGATGGTGAGTTTGGTCTTGCCAGGAAATAGAATCCCTGGAGACATCCCCAAGATAAGAAGGGCCTTTGCAATATCCCAAGACTTTCCGGCTCCTCGGCCTCCCCAAAACACTTTGTACCTCTTCGGCACAAAGAGTGGGATGAAAGGAGTAGGAAATGTAATTGGACCGGACATTACGAAGGCTCTGAGAGAGGTTGCCCCGGCCAGGGGGGCATTAGCACTCTATGGCCGGGGCCTTACTTGTGCTACAGCTTCGCCCGCCGAGGTCACGGCTCCGCCGAGGCGGAGATGATCCCCGTCGCCGAGGACGTCCCCAGGGTCGTGAGATGATTCGCCGTGCCCGCCGCACCGACCGACGCCGTGCACGTCAACATCACCCCCACCGGGCTCGGAAGCGCCGCATACGTCGCCGCCGCCGCCAGCGCAGAGCATGCCCCCACGCTCGTCTCAGCCACCTGGGCGAACGCCTGGAACCCCACGGTATACGACACCGCCGGAGTGATCCTCATCGGCACCGGGAACTGCACGTAGCAATTCATCGCCGTCGTTGCGGTGTTCTCGCAAGTCGCCACGGTTTGAATGGCGGCCTGGTTCTCGAAGTTGTAGTACCAATACGAGTAGTCGATAGCAGTTTCGATCGCCGCCGGGCGCCTCTCAAACGCCGTCGGAGTGATCACTCCATTCGGGAGACTCGGAGTGACCGTCGAGGGCTTCGCCTCAAGTTGAAGCCCCTGGACCTCGAACCAGTCCGTCGTGATCGCACTGGCGAGAGTCGGAGTGAAGCAAAGCTGAACGCTCACATCCGTTACCGCCGTCGTCGTCCCAGGGATCGTAGGGGGGATCGGCGCTGCGATGGCGTAGCGGGCCCACGTCGTGCTGAGGGGAATCGTGACGAAACCATTCGTCCCGATGGTCCCCGAAGTCCCTGCCACGAGCACCGGCACCGCCGCAGTCTGCGAAGTCGGTCCCGAAGTCCCGAACGTCGCTGCGTTGGTTCCGATGGTGTACTTCGAGCCCTGAGACCCGGCGTACCCGAGCGTCGCCTGGGTCCCCGCCGCCGCGGTCCCTGCGGAGTATGAAATCTCCACCGTGATCGCCCCGCCTGTGGCACTCATGGCGGCGCCGTTGAGCCCATAGAACGAGAACACTGCATTCGCTCCGATGAGGGGAGCGCTCTGGTTCTGATCGAGCGTCTGCCCAATACACGTCAGGGCTGCAGCGGCACTCGAAGTCCTGGCAACCCTGAGGGCCTTGGTGGTTCCGAGCGCCGGAAGCACCTCGGTGGTGCCCGAAGCGATAGTCTCGGTGACGTTCGAGGTCCCCGAGGAGTAAATCCACCATCCATCCGCTCCCATCACCGCCGCGTTCGCGGTGAGGCCGGCGAGCGACGCGATGCCTTTCGTCGTGGAAAGCCTTTGCGCGATGTTGGTGTTGAAGTCCCCTCCGACGAGGCGATTCACCCCAAACGGCAGCGCTAGCACCGACGTTGGCACGAGTTCCGTCTGCGGAAACGCCCCCTGTGCGAGGCCCGTGTCCACCGCTATAGTCTCGGAGCCCGTTAGGGCCGGGGCTCCTGCGGGGACATACCCCTGACAAGCCCCATTCACCGTGTTGTAGCAATACTGTGGACCACCCACCATCGGCACGTTCGGGAAGAACCCAGCCGCCAGTGCGGCTACTCCCAGCATTCCCGTCGCCGTCGCGAGCACCCCCGCGAGGATCTTTCTCTTGAACCTCATCTGACTCTCCTGCGGGGCTTCGCCCCTCTTCTGTGGGGGATCATTCCCCCATAGCTTCGCTAGGGGCTTCGCGCCCTCAGTACTTAATGCACGACAAAAATGCGATATTCGCCGGCCTCGTGTCCGTTCCCGTTCCGACACTCACTACACCTCCCTTCACCGAAATGGATCCACTCACTCCCACAGTCCCCGTTGATACTCCGGCGGTGCCACCCGAACCAAGCTCGGTGGATCCGATTACGACAGTATTTGCGGTTGCTCCGGAGAACGTGCCAGTGCCGCTAGTAATGGTACCCGCTGTCGTCGCCACAGCGTTCGTCTGGGTTGATCCCAAAGTCCGACTAGGATCAATTCCAGTCCCCCCTGTGTTCACCGAGCGCCAAAAGTATCCTTGGTCATTCGGCAAATTGAATGTCGTAGTCCCGTCACCGGTACCGTACGTGGTTCCGATGACCCCAAAGAGATTCGCCTCGACGCTTCGCGAAACCGCTTGGCCGTTGTTCTGTCCCCACCCCAGTGGGCACGACCCTCCCGCGAACATCGCTACTTGACCGGATGGAACTTGTTGTGCTGGAGCATACGCCGCCACGAGGAACGCATTCACCGCTGCGGAGTACGTCGCGTTGACGAGGTTTCCCGTAGCGATCTCGCCGCCGATAAAAGGAACCGGGCCAGTGATGGTGTTTTTCTCCACGAGAACGATGCCGTATCCCGAGGCGTTGATCGTCACCGATCCCGTGTTAGTGGCACTTGCAATGAACCCGACACTCTGCCCGTCCGTCGCGTTGAAACCAGTCGGCCCCACAAGGGTGATCGCATTCGTGGTGCCGCTAGCAGTCCCATACCACAGCGTCCCGGTGTCTCCACCTCCTGCACTCGCCGGTGACGCATACGTAAGTTGGTCCCACACCACAACCCCATTGAGGTCTTGGAGGACCTGCCGATACACCCCGTTACCCCAGATGATAGCTCGGCCATTCGAGTCAAGCGAAATCGGGTTCTGGTTTGGCGTAGCCCCGTAGGGGTCCTGGTACGTCATCTTCGGAGTGGTCGTATAGGGCACGTACATGTAGAGGTGCCCCCCGGCGTAAGGAACCCCATTCCCGTCGCTGAATTGCTGCATCCCTCCGGGAAGCACGGCTTGGGTCTGAGCGAACGCCCCCGTAGCAAAGCAAAGCCCAACGAGGATGACGATCCTCAAGAGGAATTTTAGCATTGCTTCGCTCCACCCTCTCACGTCGAATGCCCCGAAAACAACTTCACCAAATACGTCGCCGAAGCCCCCGCCGCCGCCGCGAAGCCCGAGTACCACGCGATGCGATTCTCGAGTCGTACCACTCTCGGCTCGAGCTTGTCATGCACAAACGACCCCACTTCGTTCCCGGAGCTTTGCTCGAGGTATCGAATCCTCCCGTCGAGTTCCGAGTGCTGCCTCGCGTTTCGGTCGTCCTGGATGCCGAGTTGATCAACGAGTTGCTTCGTCCTCCCGTCAATTTGCCCCACAAGGTAGTGAATGTCATCCAGGGTTGTCATCGCATCGGCCTTTGAGGTAGGTCAGTTGAATCCAAGTTGGTGGCTGTTTTTGCACGCCTCGAGGAGGAGCGGGAGCATCACAATTAGGGCGAGCTTGACACAAACCATCATGATCAAGCCCCCGCAGGAGGTGCGAGCGGATCAACGAGGCCCTCGTCCTTACCAGCCTGGACGAGCGCCGCATCGAGGTCAGCCGACATCTTCTCCAGAGTCGTCATCTGATCCGCAGTGAGATTCCCCTTGGACTGCACCGCAGCGATCATGTCTTTGACCGACGCGATGAGGGCCGGGAAAACCTTCATGATGTCGGGCAGGATTTTGTCAAGCAACGAGATAATCTTCGCTGCCGCCGAAGTTGACCCTCCGGAGACATCGGAGAGCAAACTAACAACGAGGTCGAGGACGGCCTGAATAATGAGTTCGGCTGCGCTAAGCATTGTAGGGGTTCCTTCTAGGGGGAGGGGAGGTGGCGGAAGTTACGACGTGGGAGTTATGCCAGCGCTGATGAGGTCAGCCTTGAGAGTCCCGTAGACCGTCATCAGAGTGTTGTACGACACAACCGGAATCGGGCCGCCGTTGTTGTCACGCAAGAGATTCAACACCGCGTCGCGATCTTGCCCATACACCCGAAGATCAGAAAAGACCTTCTGCTCAGTCGCCCGATTGCACGCCTGGGGTGTTCCGGCAAGCTTATGGCACGAGTTGATGTACCCGATGCCGAACCCCTCGGCAGTGTTGTACGAGTCAACCATTACTTGAGCAACCTGCGGCGAAACTGTCGCTCCGGTGATTGCGCTGGTGACGTCAGAGCAACTGGCGGCGGTGAGCAGCGGCATGGCAATCACCGCGGCGAGCATAATGAGCCATTTCTTCATGTCGAAGGTTCCTTTTCTGAAGTTTTGCCAGGCTTGAGGGTCTCTGCAATCACCCCCGCAAGCTTCACGATCTCCACCCGAAGGTGCGCGTCGGACTCAGCTTCGCTCCGGCGCTGGATGAGGGCTCCGACGAGCCTCCGACACACATCGCGACGACGATGGCTGCGATGCTCATGACGCCACCTTCGTGATGGGCGAGTTCACCTGTGGTGCCAACGCGGTATCCGCCACGACCTTCACCCCATTCGTCGGGTCAGCATTGACCGCCTTGATAAGCATCGCTGGCGGCAGCGCTCCCATTCGCTCCGCCGGCGAGAGCGCCAGTACCGCGGAGACTTTCGCCGAACGAGTGTGGGACAAAATTCCCCAGAGGCCCGGGCCGACCGTCACAATCGCACTTCCGAGGGTGATGATGGCCGTCACCAGCACCGCCGAATCTGCCGCGGAGAGATACCCCTTCGCCGCAAGAACCCCTCCCAAGAATGCTGCCCCCGTCCGAATGAGAGAATTCCACTGGTCTTGATTCATCACGCGATTCCTTTTTAGTTTCGCCTAGAAGAGCCCCAACAACCTTAGGATGAGGAGCACTACAATAACCCCCACGATCCCGCCGCCGAAGCCAACCCCTCCCCCCGGAAATTCGTTGTGCCACCCGCCGTAGTATCCGCCTCCCCGACGAGGAGAATCACGATGATTAAGATGACGAGAATGTTCATGTTGAGGTTCCCCCATGCGCCACGTCGTACTGGTACAAGTTCGCACTCTTCATAATCGCGATGAGTGCAGGCCCATACGGATGTCCCGGAATCCCCGTCGCGTACACTCCCTGGAGTGCCATAGCGTAAGCATCCGGCGTCTGGGCGGCTTGTGCAGCATGATAGCACGGGGCCGTCGCAAGGAGCTTCGCGTGCGCGTCAAAAGCCTCCTGGAGGGAGGCGAACTTCGCAAAGTGCTGCGGCAACGACACATACACCCCGTGGAGGGTTTCGTGCGTCCACGCGATCACATCAAGTTGTCCAGGCAACGCCTTGATTCCGAAGGGGTTATTGCTCCCCGAAGGCATCGCTCGCCCGTACGCACTTTCGAGCGCCCACTGTGCGAGCGACACCGACACGAAAGGCCCCATCGGATACCATTTCCGCTCGGACTCTTGCGCCGCAGCAATTACTTCGGGAGGAAACGAGTTCATTTATTCTTCTCCAAAACTTCCACCACGGTCCAACTTGCCCCCTCATCCATCCCCGTCGCGCTCGGGGAGGGAGAGGAAGACACCCTCAGTAAGCCAGCATGGAAGTCGGGGCGACGGCGATGCGAGAGATGACGCCATTGAACGACATGTCTCCGATCCCACGAACGCCAATGCTCAGTTGGGTCGGCGTCGGCATAGTAATCGGCGTGGTGCTGAGCGAACCCAGCGTCGAATTGAATTTCATTTGACCGCCAGCTACATTTATAAAAGTTAAGACCTTCGCTTGAGTGCTTCGCGCCCACGTCCCGGAAACAGTCGGAACAGTCTGCGCGACGCCGCCAGCCGTGATCGAAGTCGCCACGCCACCCGTCGCACTAGAGCGCGAAAGCTGTACGCAGTTGTTCGCCGTGCCATCGTTGACCGACGCAACAGCCTGACCCTGTGTGTAACTCGTAGGGTCCTCTGGTGTTCCAATCGCGTAGAGCGAGTATGCCAGCATCGGTCGAATCGGCAGGGTGATGACATCCGCCGCCCGCGCCAGAGCACTGCCGCTCGTCAGGATCGGCGTCGTGGCGAAAGCCGCTGCGGCGTTATTGGTCGGCGTTAAGTTGACGCTCGCACCGGTCCAGCCCGTAGCCGCGCCAGAGACATATGTCAGCGCCGATGGACTCGTCGGGAACACGGTATAGGAGCCCGCGCTCGCGACGGAATTGACCGTCAGAACCCCGCCCGACCACGTGCAGTTGAGCGTCGCCGCCGTGCCTGTACCGTCGCCTACTGAGTAGACCGCCGATCCGTTAACGCCTCCCGAGCCGCTGGCGTTGACCGCAGCAGAGGCGACGGTGGAGTTGATTAAAGTATTTAATTCCATTTGTGGAACGGCGATGTTAACAGTGCCGTTGTAAGACTGACCGTTGATAACATTAAAGTAAAATCGCGATGTAACATACGCGGTCGTTGCGTCTATTGGGGTAAACGATATATTTATTCTAGTTGGAGATGATGTAGCTGCGCCTACTATTGAATTCGCACCACTTAGCGTAACACCCGCACTATTTCTATTTGTTATTGCAATATTAATTGTAGGCAAGGTTCCTGATGCATACAAATATACTGATGCATTCCACGTTTGACCATATGTAGCTGCTGCAATCTGTGTTCCTTCGAACTGAACATACGCAACGCCAGAAGCATTAGCCGTTCCGAATATGCTAACCGGAATCCACGTAAAACCAAAGAAAACAAATGGTGCTCTGGGGGTCGCCGTTATTGTGCCGGCTGGTGCATATGACCAGTTCGTTGGCCATGTTGATCCCGTTGCCCCCACCATCGTATTGTTACGGATTGAGTTGGTCCGACCTTCCTCTATCGTGACGCCGAGGTTTGTGCGACGCAGCGTATTCGACGGGAATGAAGTCCAGTTGCCCAAGGCGTTGACCGCCGTTCCGACGCTGGCGCGGGAGACACTGAGTGACCCCGACGCGTCCTTGAGCCAATAGCGATTGTTGGCAAAGTCGAGATCGACGCCGTGAACGGCAGGAGGAAGGACCCATGACGAGGCAACGCTGAACAGCGCCGCCTTCTGTCCTGGCGTCAGTGCCTCTCCCGCCCCACCCCACAGGGCGGCGCCGAGAGCGATGGTGAGGGTGATAAGGTGGCGCATGGGGTACATCAGTTCTGATACCCCGTCGCATCGACCGAGTACGCTCCGATGCCTGGAGTGAATGTCAGGATCGCCACCGCGCAAGCGTAGATGTTTAGCGAGAGCGTCGTATCTTGGTTGGCGTAAGATGCCGGAGGCACAAAGTCGTTCTCGAAGTACGTCTTAGCGTCGCCCTGGGTTTGTGCAACCGCGACAGGAGTCACGTTGAAAGGCTGCGCGATGAGGTGCAAATCATCTGAGGCGTTCCCAATGTAAGCCACATTGTCAGTGCAAGTAGTCGAAGCAGGTCTGACGTCCCAAATCCTCCACAAAAGCGCTGTCGTGTCGCCCGCCACAGAAGCCCCAAAGAACCTCGAAATCGCGCCAGAGCCCCCTAAAGCCCTCGCCACCGGGATCGTAAAGAGTCCCCCAACCGAAACTCCCGCGGTGTGAGAGGAGTTCGTTGGGGTCTTCGAGGCCCCTGTGGCAGTCGCAGGAGCGCTTCCGGTGTCGAACCCTTGTACCGGAAGGGGATTCTGCGTCGACACCGGACACTGTCCGTACGTCGTGACGCCCGAGGCGGAAGTTGAGGAACACTGCCACCCAATTGCGACGTCCGCCGCCTCGACGGGGGCGAAAGCACTTCCGAGGGTGATGGCGAAGCCTCCCATCACCCCGAAAAGCCCCCCCAGAAGTGCTTTCGCTTGCGTCATCGTCCGATCCTCTCGCCCAAGTACGCCGTCGCCCCGCGGAGGCTCTCCGACCCCGTCGAGGGCTCCGGCCGCAGCATCACTTCGTAGCCACCTTCGGGGTCAAACACAACTTTGGCTTCGCCAGGGCGTGGGCTTCGCCTCGAACACGCTGCTCCTGCGTTGGGGTCCGGCGAGTCCCCTCCCCGAAGTGGCATCGCCCGGAGCACCGAGGTGTCGTTGAGTCGCTTCGACATCGGAGCCCTCACTTCTTTCCGTAGTGCGTATGCGGAGTTTCGTGCCGAATGTGGTCCGAGGTGTGGTGAATGCCCCCTTCGGAGTGGTGATGCGGATGCTGCCGATGAAGTTCCTCCACGGCGTGCCCGAGGTGACTTCGACCGGGGCCCATCTCAGCCGCCTCGGCTCTCGATCCACCTTCCTGAGCACCTCTGACGTTCTCATGCTTCTCATCCCCCACTCCCGTCGGTGGACTCGGGCGCGACGAAGTGTCGCGGTCGTGGAGGACTTTCCCGTAAGGGTCACGCTCTTTCGACATTCCAGAATGCTTAGCCATTACGAAGTTCCTTCTGTTGTGGGGTTTCGCTTCGCCCCTTACCGAGAGTCCCGACCACCACGGCCGTGACCTTTGTGGTTCCAATGCTCCATCGTCTCCGCACGAATGGCGTCATTACGGACTTCAGCGTCCTCCGAGTGAGTTGCCGAACGCAACTTCGCCGGAGGTATCTTCTCGCTTTCGGGCACCCCCAACTCTCGGTGCAGTTTCCCCCTTTCGCCACCAGGTCGGAAGTCCCGACTTCGCTCGCGTGGCATGATGGGATTCCTTCGTCAGGATAGGAAGATGCAGAACAGGAATGCAGGTCGGATCAACATACACTCGGCGCATCGCCTCGGCGAGATTGCCCACAACGTCGACTTTCGGGGTCTCTCGAGTTAGGTTCTGACACACCACAATCCCACCCACGGGTGCACTCCAAAGATACCGTAGAAGCGGAATATAGAGCCTCCGAAGCTGAATGTACGCCATTAGAGTCCAAGTAAGCTTCGCTTCGACGGCAATGGGAACACTCCCTTTGAAGACAAAGTCGACTTGGGCGTATCCGTGCCCATTTGCATCGTCAAACTCAACCCAAACTCCATGTGGTGTTTCACAGAACCCCGGAAGCTTCGCCAACGCCCCTTCGTACTTCACTCCGCGCGCTTTTGCCCCCCTCGGATGCCCTTGCGGAATGCATCCCGGCTTCGCCGAGAGCACCCTCGCCCATTTGAGCCCCCTCACCTCACGCATTCGAAATATTCCTTCCGGAAGACGCCCGCGACAGAAGCGGGTCGGTCATGGCTTAGCCTTTCAGTTAAGTCGGTTGAGGACGATGGTGGCGATGGAAAACCAATAGGTCGTCGATCCCGCCGCGCAACTGCCAATTGATCCGCCGCACGGCGCTGGCGCTAAACAGAGCGCCGGCGAAGATCGAGAGATATTTCATGAATACCACCTAATGGTTGTTGTTGGCGTTGCAGCCCGCGGTCGGTGTACCGCCGTTGAGCTTGTTTTCTGCCAAGATGCACGACGTGTCGGTTGTGGTTGAAAAGAAAGCCGGAGTGGTGGACCCCTTCAGTGAATTTCCAATTGCTATAAGATTTGACGGGCTTACATAGGCAGAAATCGCTGCTACAAATGAGGCCCCCTGCACGCCTATATCGTTGTCGCCCACGCGCATTGACGCCGGCGCG